GGTAGACAGTAATGGAGAAGCCATACCTAACATTCAAAACTATCTTTACACTGCATTATGCAATGTAGATGATGATGGTAAACCAGAAAAACACCCATACGTTGCTTATTTCTATAAGAAATGGAGTAAGGGACGTAAAAGAGCATTTACTGAGGTGCACACACATATCTTTGCAGATACAGCTGAGGGTCATGCTAAGTTAGCAGACAGAATTAAGTACCTAAAGTCACAGGGATATCTGATAGAACATGTACCAACCGTCAAAGACGCACCAAGTCAAACACAAAGTGATCCTGATTCATTTTGATGTACCTAGAAGTTGCAGAAGGGACTCCTTTTAACCGAGGGGTCCCTCTCACTAAACCAGAGATGATCGAAAAGTTGAATCCATTAGTACCTTTATATAGAAGTACCTATCTATATGATGAAGAAGGTAGGGATTGGATGTTAAAGAATAAATCTGTTAAAGGTTACTTTGGCATGAGATACATAGATCATATAATACTAGATATAGACAAAGAGAAGAATACTGATATACTCACATTGAATAAAGCTCGTGCCATAGTTATGGAACTACTGGATAGTGACGTAGACAAGAATGATATTGGAGTATATTTTAGTGGTACTGGTTATCACATACAATTAAGTAACAAGCTCTTTGGCTTCAAAGGATCAAAGGATTTACCATTTCAAGTAAAGAATAGTATTAAGAAGGCATTCCCAAGTGCTGATATTAGTATACTTATGCGAAGTGGTATCTACAGGGTACAATACACAATCAACCAGAAAACAGGACTTCATAAGATACCTTTAGAGATGTCTACATTTCTTTATGGGCAAGTTAAAGATATATTTGAATCTGCTAAAACAATAACAGAGAAGAATAATTGGGCTTTTGCTTTAGATGGCAATGGAGAACTTAAACATCTGGTAGACTTTGAAGTACCACAAATAAGAGAGATATCTAAGAAAGTTGTAGAACCATATAAAATAGTACCATGCATACAAGCTATGTTAAATCGTGGACCCAAAGAAGGGACAAGGCACAATGTATTACTACGTGTTGCGAGTCATTTCAGGAGACATGGTATCCCATCAGATTATTGTAAAGTTGCTCTATTACACTGGAATAACAACAACTTAGAAGAAGAAGAAATACTAAAACAAGTAGAAAGTGTGTACAATGGTGGCTATCAATACAGTTGTATAGATAAGCTTATGACTGCACATTGTCAGACAAGTTGCATGTATTTTAAAAGGAAAGATTATACTATAGACGTAATGAACTCAGATGAACTACAGAAAGCATTAGTCGCCAGATTTACAGGTAACTTTGATGGTAGAACTATAGACCTGAGTAAACTGTATGGTCTGACTGGTAAAGATGTAGTAATATATCCGGGTGAGTTAGTAACTATATTTGGACCTACTGGTGCAAGTAAAACAACCGTAGCTCAGAACATAGCTCTAGGCTATAATGCAAGTACTGATACTATAGACCAAAATGCGACTATGTCTACGCTGTACCTATCCTTAGAGCTCTCAGGATGGTACATGCACAGGAGGAACCTACAGATAGTAAGTGGTACCTCTAAGGAACAGATACAGAATAACTACGAAGCAGTATTCGAAGAATACAAAGATAGAGTAAGTCATATTAATATACAGACTGTTGCTCCTTTAATACCACAAATACAAGACAAGATAAGAGAGTTGAATCCAAGTCTAGTTATAGTAGATTATATAGACCTTGTAGAGACTCCCAAAACAGCAAGAGGTGAATACGAACAGATAAAGTATATAAGTCATGAGCTATCAAAGATAGCAGTAGCAATGGACATTATCATTATACAATTAACACAGATATCCAGAAACTACAGTAGAGAGCAAGTAATAGACTTATATGCAGGTAAAGGTAGTGGTGCTATAGAAAACGCATCACGTAAGGTACTCGGACTTAATGGACGAGCCGATAGTATTCACAAGACAATGGAACTACTTAAAAACACCGATGGTGATTTATTTGAGACAAAGCTCCGATGGACTCCATCATTTAGAATGATAAAGGAGTAAGATGACAACAAAAGAACAAATAAACGAAATCATTGATTTAGAAAATGATCTATTGTTAGAACCAGATGATCCAGAGATTCAATCAGATTTAGATGTAGCTCGAAAGAGACTCGCTATAAAGGTTGATAACGTGGACAACTTTGTGATGACAATAAACGAAGAAATAGCCGTAATGACAGCACAGTTAGACGTGCACAAAAAAGAAGTTGAACGTATGAGAAACAGATTAAAATCTATAAACAAGACGAAATCATATTTTGATGAAGTCCTGTTACCAATGGCTATAAATACTATCGGAACAGATGGTATTCTACAAACGAAGACGGCACGATATAAGATTTATGAAACATTTGGTAAAACCCATGTAGACCCTGACGTATTAGAGGATATCTACTGGCGAACAAAGACAACCAAAGAACCAAATGTTAGCATGTTAAGAAAGATATGTATAAAGAATTACGCAGAAAAGAAGGACTTCCCTAAAGGAGTCAAGATGTATCGTTTACAAAAAGTGCGTAGATCATGATATTTAAATTTGAGAAACTAGACAATGGCGTAGTAATTACATTGTTTCAGTTATTTCAATTCAGTATAGCATGGCCTATAGAAGCAGACCCTCAATGTGCCTTATCAATAGGCTTTGTAGGTCTCAGATTAGAAGTACGTATAGATGGAAACGATTACAAATAATTAACCACAAGGGTTGGGTGTACTTTTTATGACATACACAGCTACGCTGTCCTTCATAATCTCCACTCAACCCTTAACTTACAAGGAGTACATTATGTTAAGTGTAACAGTAAACGAGATCATAAAAGAACCCGAAGACCACATAAAAAAAGGCCAAATAGTAAGGTCAAAGCATAGTAAAGATAAAACTATCATTCTTATTACGGATGTTCCTAGGGGAACACATTTTGAAGGGGTCGTGGTTTCTAATGGTCAATGGGGAATAGGATATTATAGTAAAACATGGTTAAAGAGCTATTTTTACCCATACAATGGCACAATAGTATTCGACTCTAATATCTGATGAAACCCAAGAAGCGACGTATCAGATTTAGTCAAACTAATATACTGCGATTAAAGTGGATGTACTGCTATATCTGTGGTGAAGAAGTAAAGGTCGCAGGAGAGACATACAATGTTCGTTGTGGTACATGTACAGCAATGCTGACATATGATGACCATGAAATACTAAAAGAAAAGAACCTTAAACTAATAAAACAATACAACTTAAATAGGGGTAAAGATGGAACAGAAACTAATTGAAGCTTATGAAAGCTTATTAACAAATCTTACTACAATACAAGATTTTGTAATAGAAGAAACACCAATAGTACTACAACAAGTACTTGCTTGGGAATTCGCAGTAAACTTAATATGGTTTATCATTGGATTAGTATTACTTATTACTGTTATAGTAGTAATTGTGACACTAATGAAACAAGCAATCAAAGAAAATAACGATGAAGCTCCACTTATTATACTAATTTTAGGTATATTCGTTGGACTATTTCCATTAATTATAGTAATATCAGCAATTGATTGGTTAAAAATACTAATAGCACCAAAGATATTCTTAATAGAATACTTATCAAACTTAATAACAGGTTAGGAGACCTATGAGAACAATCGGAACGATATTAATGTTAATCAGCATGGTATTCTTTGGACTATTTGTTCAATTCGCACACGCATTTGTAAATTCACCAGTGACGTATGAACATGGATATGGTGCAGGTATGTTTTTCATACCAGTAGTAATTATATCTGTTGGACTTACTATATTTCTAAATGCCCCAAAAAACAAAACTAACTCTAGAGGTAATTGGTAATGACACGATACAAAGTGGGGGATAACGTAAGATTCAGTTATCTTAAGCAAGCCTCAAGAGTAGGAAAAATAGTACATAAATACGATAATATTAAACTTCAACACTGGCATATACAACAAGATAATACAGGTGACACATTCTGTTGTATAGAAGATGAAATGACTTTAACACCACAGTTTAAAGTTGGTGACAAAGTAAGGATAATAGCACGTAATCATAATCATAGGTTTGATATAGGGCTAGTAGTAGAAATAAAGAGAATTGGTGATGTAATAAAAAGAAGCTATTTCTGTGAAGGATTGTATAAAGATAACATTACCAATCATCCTAGGCTTATAACTTTCTATGTATACTATAATGACATCGAACACATAACAGAGGAAACTCAAATGACAAAATCAGACTTAAGAGATGGCATGATAATCAAGTATGCTAATGGAACAGTAAGAGAAGTCAAAGGTAACATACTTGTAGACGCTAAAGGGAAATATTGTATTAGTTTGGACAGGTTTAAAGAGAACCTTGACCCTCCTGCATTTCTAGGACCAGACTACATAATAGTTCAAGTACTAACACCTTGGAATAGACCTCAACCACCTCAAAAAACACAGAAAGAGTTAGTAGCTAAAATCAAAAGAATGACTAATATCAACGTAGTAACATGTGGTGATTGTGGAACAATATTGTTTCATGAAATGAAAAGAGATATAGGTGAATTAAAATGTCCTGATTGTGGCTTCAATGACGATATTTGTCACTTTCCTGATCTGTACTAATAAACTAGACAGAGTAGCTCAGTTTGGAGAGAGCGCCTGCCTTTAGGGTGGGAGGTCGTTGGTTCAAGTCCAACCTCTGTCTCAAGTGCTCATGCAAAGGCTAAATTGGATTGCCTGAAATAAGTAGTGAGGGTAAGCATGTAACCCTCACACGAGTTTAGAGTGGTGGCGGAAGATAGACGTGATGACCTCGGTGCTTTAAAAATAATCTTAAAGAGGTCGCCCAAAGTTTAAATGCACCTTGCAGGTATCGAATCCTGCCCACTCTATACACTAAAGGCTTGTAGTTCAATTGGAAGAGCATCACTCTGATAAGGTGAAAGTTGGTGGTTCAAGTCCATCCAAGCCTACATAATAATTAACTAACAAAAGGAGGGATAATGGGTTACATGAAAATAAATAACCTTTATAAAGATCAGACAATACTCTTATTCAAAGAGTGTTATGCAATGGAAAAGATACATGGTACATCTGCACATATTAAATGGGATGGCAACCAAGTAAAGATATTCAGTGGTGGAGAAGATCACTTAAGGTTTAGTAAGTTATTCGATTTAGTTAAACTTAAATCTGATTTCTCTAACAAATTTCCACACAAAAAAGAAGATGGTGTAACCACATTCGACACAGCTGTTATATATGGTGAAGCCTACGGAGGTAAGCAACAAAGGATGTCAGAGACCTATGGAAAAGAACTGAAGTTTGTAGCATTCGATGTGAAAATTAATAACATGTTCTTAATGACATCAGTTGCTGACCATTTCTGTAGAGACTTTGGTATAGAGTTTGTTGACTACGCACAAATACCATGCACTCTGGAAGCTATCAACGCTGAAAGAGACAAATCATCAGTACAGGCTGTTAGGAATGGCATAAAAGAGCCTAAAATGAGAGAAGGGGTTGTACTTAGACCTGTGATAGCTCTTGTTAGAAACAATGGTTCTCGTATCCAAGCTAAACATAAGAACGATGCTTTCATGGAGACTTCTACTAAACGAGAAGTGAATGAGAAAGATTTCGTCTTATTAACAGAAGCTAAAGCTATTGCTGACGAATGGGTTACACCAATGCGACTTACTCATGTACTTGATAAGTTCCCAGATTATGACATAACAGACACTGGTAACGTTATCAAAGCTATGATAGCAGACGTAGAGGCAGAAGCAGAAGGTGAAATAATGAAGTCTAAGGTAGCTAACAGAGCAATTGGAGCTAAGACAGCTTTGATGTACAAAGAGTTACTTAAATCTGTTTTAGTAGAAAAGAACGAGAAAGGAAGATAACATGTTTGGAAATAAGAAAGATATCGTTCTACAAGATACTCATGATAAACTTAAGGAACCAAAACAAACGACAATTATAAGTACAGAAGTAAAGTTTACAGACGCAAATGTATCAGCAACTGTTAAATTTAAGAATGGGAAACTTTACAGTATTTGGTGGAGAGAAGATAGTGCTATGTCAAGTAACATTATTCATCGTCCTAAAGCACTAAAAAAAATGCTTCAACGTATTGATGATTATATACAAGATAATATAATACCATAACAATGAAACGATCTATCTATAGGGAGAGGTTACTAGAAGTGATCTCTCCCATACATAAGCATTACACGTTAAGAACGTACACAAAAGTAACACGTAAATTGAACTCATTAAGATCATCATTACGTAAGCGAAGTAAAGACAATAACGTAGACTTTAACATAACACAAGCAGAGCTTATAGAAAAGTTTATAGAATGTTACGGACAACAGTGTAAATACTGTACAAACATATTAACGTATAAGATTATGGTTATGGATCATATCGTACCAATAACAAAGGGTGGTCCTTCTACACCAGAGAACTTACATTTCATATGTAAACGGTGTAATACAATTAAAGGACCATTAACTGAATCAGATTTTATGTTACTCATGATAACAGTGGGTAAATTCACAGAAGAGTTACACGTATATACCATGCGTAAACTAAGTAAAGGGGGAAGATACTAATGAGTGATATATTTGATCACGCACAAGACGCAATGGATTCATTGTATGATGGACAAGTAGACCAAGAAGGATTATCCTTTTCAGGATATCCATACAAAGATAAATGGAAACCAAGTCCTTTCGTTCAGATTAGAGGTAAAATAGTACATAGCACTAAAAAAGCATTTCTTATTAGAGATGTAAGGATTCAAACGTGGATACCTCGATCACAGACTAAGCATATTGGTAGTACAATTTGTATACCTAAATGGTTAAAGGATAACCTAATATGGGTAGGGATGTAATGGCTACCTGTTTAATATGTGGGTCAAGCATATCAGATGACCAAGCCTGTGTTATATGCACTGGGAAAGATACCTACTACGAAAACATAATGTACGAACAACAAATACAAGATGAACTTTTACAAGGAGACATAGAATGAAACCAAATGAAAAAAAACCTTTAGTGGTTTTTCGCATAATCGACAAAGAAACAGGTGAACCTACAGGAAGTTATAGTAGAGCATGTTGTGATGAATACGACTTCGAAAGTGTTTCTCATGCGAGACATGCAAACTGTCATGGTATATTCAAGGATAAAAAGAAATACAATATCGCTAAATATAGAGTTACATACACTCTAATTGATGATGATTGTGATCCTATAACACCTCTTGAGATGGACCCTAAGAATTGGGTAGAAGACTTTCCACATGAAAATGGTAACTACTTAAATAATTGTGTTGATTGTGGTTCTCGATTCTTTGGTCATAAACGAAGAGTTCAATGCAAGGTGTGTTTTGATAAGATGGCTGAAGAAATGACCAAAGACATGTTTAATCCAATAAAAATAGCTAAAAGTTGGGGGTTCCTGAAATGAGTAAATCAATCAAAATCGAATTAACACCAGAAGACTATGTCGACATCTTATGGTTGATGAGTAAAGGAGTAAAATACTGTGCTCAAACTAAAGAAGAAGACACATCAAAAGCATCACAAGTACTAACAAACTTCCTAGGAGTAGATGAACCATCATCTCCCGATATAACTCCTAGTGCATAAACATTGAAGTAGTGTTTTTTTTAGAGATTTAAACACTATTGACCATTGGGGGTATCACGGTTGGGCTGTTTAGGTAGGTTCGATTCCTGCTTCCTCCTCTGGTCATTACCTTCTTGTTAGGTTAGTAGCAATGCAGGTTCCCTTCGGGGAACTTGCGTTGTAAATACTAATTATTTAAGAGAATATAAAATAACTGCAATTTTCCATAATAGCCAATCCTAGCCCCTTTTATGATTCAGGCAGGGTAACATACCTCTAACAAAAGATATCGCCTCTACGGGGCTATTTTGCTCACCTTAGTGGGTAAAACGTGTACCATTTTAGGGGGTCAGTGCTTTCTTTTCTTCACGTTCTTTTCTTGCTTGAGATACCTCACGTTGTAGCTGTACTAATGGGAAACCAGTAGTCTTCTCAAGTAGCCTCATTGGGCTTTCTATCAGATTACCGGGACCTGCTAAATCTCTCACAATCCTCCCAAATGGAAGCATAGTGTATACTTGATACTTGGCTAGCTTACTCCAATCGTCATCTATAAGTGCCTTTATACTTCCCGGAAGTAGTCTTGCAACAGGAGGTGTTACCATCTGCAATGGGGCTAACCCTGTAGGCCATGAGCCAAAGAACGCTCTGTCACGTTCCTTCTCATCTCCGAATACCCAATCTGATGTATCCTGTAACCAATTCCAAGGAGCTGGTAATGTCTGTTCAAATAAAGAATAAGCAAACACATTAGCCAAGGCAAATACAAACATATCTATCTGAGCTGTACGTATAAACCTTTTATGCTGTTCTGATCCCGGAAGAAGTCCATATCTACGTGCCTCTGCATTGATGTTATTACGAAAGGCTACTGAGTTCCATGACCACAACTGAAAACGTGTCATCACCTTACCCAGAGCACTCCTTGCAAACAACGGTCTAAATGGAGCTGAGTATAAAAACTGCGTAGCTTTCACACCCTTTTTAGCTATCTCAATAAGGAATGGATGATTAGGGTCTTTAATAGCACCACCAAAGTGTTTCCATGCCTGTACATAGTGAGCCATAAAAGCATCCTGTCTAAGATGTTTCTCAGGAACACTCATAAACTTAGCAGCTACATTAACGATATAATCAGATATTCCATACTTCTTCTGTAGTTCTAATAATGACTTCTTATCAGGAGTCTTAGAGCTGAACTTATCTATCAATTCAGTCATAAACTCTTTGTTACGTTCCTTGCGTAGTGTAGGATGTAGTCCTATCTCATACTTCATGAAATCTGGTAGTATTCCATGTCCAACTACAAAGTCCCATATATCTTCTCTTTTTGTCCAATTAGGGTTGATATGTGTACTCAACCATTCTATATCTCTAGCTCTCATCAGATTAGACAGCCCTGTAGATTCTACTGTATGCATGACACCACCGAATACATTAGCTACTGCTGTCTTAGGATGTGCAAGTAAAGTAGCAAGCTCGTATTGAGCCTCTATATTAGACCAATGACGTAACTGATGGTAGTCTATACCTTGTAATTCTTCAGGCAGATTCTTATCACCTATACCAAGCTTCTGACGTATACCATTCATTCGCTTCTTGACCTGACTATCAGACCATGCCTTATAAGGGGTACCCTTTAGTTTCATATCAGGGTCATTGAGCATGTACTCTGGTATGTGTTCTGCGTTACCAAGAGCACCCTGTATGTATAGCTTAAGGAAGTTAGACCATTTATTAGTTAGTTGAGTACCCATAGTGTGTACATTACGTTTGGTAAAGTCATTGACCATATAACGAGAAAGTATCTGTGACATCTGTCTAAAGTATACATTAACAACATTACGTACATAGGTTTCATAAGCACTAGCATCTGTTGAAAAACCTTCTAAGTTATACTCCCGTGTCATCATGTTACCTATACGTTCAGTAGCATTAAATAACTTCATCTTTTCATCGGATATAACCTTCTTATCACCAACCTCTTTCATAGCTTCTAATGCATCAGCACTTGAGTAGAAATCCATATCATCAAAGGACCAATCCCCTGTAAGGGATTTGTTCTTATATACAAGCTTCTGGTATTCTTTTCGTTTCTCTTTACCTGTAAGCTCAGTAGATTCATTCAGTTCTTTTATCTTCTGACTCATTAATTTAGTTATTTCCCCCTTTTCCAAAATCAAATGAGGCCAATAACCATTAGCAGGGAACCTGCCAACTTCCTTTTGTATTTTTATATTACGTAACTCTTTCTTTAGCTCTACATCAGTAGCCTGATCAATAAGAGAACTCTTCCCAATTCTGTGTAATCCTATGACTCCCAGATTAGTATTGATTGGCTTACCCAGATAGAAGTCACTCATCATATCCTTTATAAATTTATTCCAGTCTACTCGTACATCTCCTGTCTCTGGATCAGATGCAGTTAATATATAATCAGCAATACCTTTATCGTCACCATTGAGTAGCTTATACATCTTCTCATTGAATTTAGCATAAATTTTAACAATTCTATCTACTACGAACTCACCAGTATATTCACCACGTTCCATTTCACCTTCTTCATTCTCAAGTGTAAGAGTAAATCGTTTATTCTTTAGTTTATCATAACCATACTTTAAAGAAGTATCATCATATCTCTTTTGATGTGCACCTATCTCCATCTGTTTCTGTTTCATATCCTTTGATTCACTAGCAAAGATAGTCTGACGTAAGTTTAGATGCATCTGTTGTATAGCCATCTGACGTAGGGGTTCACCTTCTGGGAATGAAGATAGGAACTGGAACTCTTTTCCTAAGTCAGCTATAATACCCTCACTCATATTGATTGATTGATCTTGCATCTTACCAATCCAATCCTGAACGGCTACAATAATGTTTCCCGGTTTGATTATATTAGCAGTACGTAAGGTACCTTCTTTAGTAAGTATCTCAGCTCTAGCATTCTGTACAAACATATTATACTTTGATAGCTCTTTATCTACTGCTTCAGGAAACAGGTTATAATAACGCTTTTTAAGCTCTGCGGTATCCTCTTTAAAGAACCTCTGCCAGAATGAACCTCTTCGTATATCTTTGAAGTAGTCATTAAGTATAGTAACATCCTCAAAGTTCATAGCTCTATACTCTTTACCAAGTATACCAGCTACTACATCAGGGAACCCTTTAACAAATGATTCACCATAATATCTGACGTTATCTATAAGCTCTGTCATAGCACTTTGCATATGCTTAGGTATTTCTACAGTACCTTCAGGCTTAACAATGCCTTCCATACCAGTGATATGCTTTATCATTACATCGTTATCAATAGAATCTGGTGTAATGTATGAAGGAGTAGTATTAGCCACCTTATTAGCAATCTTATCCTCTTCACCTTTTTTTACAGACAGATTATCAGTAAATGAATCATTCGCAAACTCCTTGTATCCACCAATAAACTCTTCTACACTCTTAGCTGGTATAGCAGTACTATCATAACCAAGCTTAGTCATACTTGTTCTCATAGCAGCACCCTTAGCAAGATACTTAGCATCACTTATAGCTTGGGTTTGCTCTGGCATGGCCTCTAATCGTGCTATTAGTTCAAGTTCACCCTTATTAAGTGACCCTAGCATGAGGTAGTCTAACGCTTTGTTTTCTATATCCGTCAGATTAGCATTCCTTCTAAAGTCACGTATCTTCTGGTCTATCTCTTGTTGGTCCAGTATGCTTGATCGTTCTTCTTTAGCTTCACCTTCTAGGGAAGCTTTAGTCCACTCTGGATAAGATTCTTTAGACATATCAAGTACTTCTTCTATAGCACCTTTAAGTTGATCTCGTTCAATCTTATTGAGGTAACTATTATGTTTCATATCTTCTACGAACTCATGTATCATAGATAACCGTGATAAACCGTCCTCAGAGGCATCATATAGTTTCTTAAGTAGTACAGTAGTGTTTATATTAGTAATATGCTTACTAATGAAGTCATTGGCTTCTCTACGTGCTCTATCTAATAGTACAAGTCGTTCTTCCTTAGTAGTATGTCTTTTAAGGAGACTCTCTGCATTCTTAGGGTAAGCCTCTTTAACAAACTTCTTAAACTTTACATCATTACTAGCTATGGCTACTATCTCGCCTCTATCGAATATTTTATACTCAATAGCAACCTTAGTAAGCTCTGGTACATCGAACTTTAAGCTCTTTCTATTTAGACCTAATCTGATAGGATCAAGTTCTTCTAGTGCTTTCTGATACTCAGCTGTCTTATTAACCAGTTTCTTTGAATCAAGCCTTCTTATAATGTTATCACTGAAGTCCATAGAGAATACTGCTCTACCTATATCAAACAAAGGACTGCCACTCTCTTCTTCACTAACATTCCTTACTCCTTCTTCAAGAAGTACATTCCTTTCGATAGCGGTATGTTTCCTTTTGGTTTTATTATTACGACCATACAAAGCATTGTTAGTCTTACGAGCTGTACCATATAAGCCACGTTTCTTTTCATGAGGCCCAAGGACTACCTTGTCTCTAGTATTGCCATCTAAGTCTCTTATGGTCTTCACTCTAAAGAAAGCATCCCATGCAAGATCAGCCCATTCATCTCTTGATTTCAATCCGAATACATCCATAGGGTCAGAACCAAATGCCATTTGAGCAGCCATTAGTTCACGTTGGTACTGTAGCCATTCAGGCTCTGTACGTGGCTCTATAAGGACACTAAGGGTCTCCATTTCAGGGACATCTGTCTTCACTGCACCACCTAATATTGTAGCTAAAGCACGAGCCTGATTATTCTTAGTATTAGCAAATTTATCTGTTAGTGTTTTTCCTTCTGCCTTTCTCCCTAATTCCGAAAGAAGAGTTGGGTTTTCTTTAGCCCATTGCCTCCATAACCCTAAATATGTATCCCAATAATTAAAGTTTTTATGTATAGATGGTTTACCTTTACCAGAGCCTTTTAATCGTTGATAAGCCGCTTCAATAGTTTCCCCGCTATTTAATTTAGCATGAAAAGCACTAAATCGTTTATCCCCTTGGCTTGAGACTTCATAACCATCTTTTGCGTATCTAGCCCACTTATAGTCCCCCTCTGTTGTTTGATCTCTACCAGTTTTACGTGTGATAGTAAATGTATCTCTACCACCCTTCTTAAGCATAGTAGTATGAGTAGCTTCTAATATCTGTTTGTTTACTACAGCAGGACCAAGCATATTACGTCCATCCACAGCAGCAGCTGATATCTGTGTACGCATAAGAGGCATCCATTTGGTTATTGGACTTGTCATCACATCTTCGGTACCCTTCTCTGGTACAGTAGTAAGTATGTCACGATAAGTATTCTCTCTTTTGGGTCCAACCATAATACGTCTGTCTTTAGTGCCCTCAAGGAATGGGTGCCACTCTTTCTTAGCTACATCAGATTTAGAGTTGTATTCCTCTTGTGATATAACAAAGTCTTTATCATTACGATATACCATGAACTCATTCTTATTAGCTTCAAAAGCATCTATAGTAGAGTTCTTTAACCCCTCTTTATCATTACCAAAGAAGAACTGTATTTTATCACCATCAAGGTCAGCACCATCAACTCTACTCATAGTTCTACTGTGTAAGACAACCCCATGATCATTTATAGTGGTAAACCCATGAAATATCTGTTTAGTTAAAGCTGATCTAGCACTAATTGGTACACGTATAACCAATGCGTTCAAGTACTTCTCCATTTCAGGTCTTAGTTTCTTTAGAGATGGATCGTTATACTTATCCCAGAACTCACCCAGAGTCCTTGCTCTGAGACCTTTTATACTATGTTTAAATGGCATGTCTCTATACCTCTCACCTAGCATAAACAAGCTATCATCAGTATTTAGTTCAGGGAACTTCTTTTGTAGCCACATATCATAGTTTCTAATCCTAGAGGCACCTGAATTGATGAACTTAGGTTTGCTAATTCTATTAACGAAGTAGTTACTCAGGACTTGTTCTCTGTAATCATTTACATGCTTATGTAGGAATACAGACAGACTATGCCCTTTTGTTCTCATTGAGGCAGATGTCATCCTATCAACGGCTGTATCAAACTCTGTTATAACGTCTATACTCGTATTAGCATCTTCTTCACGTATCAAACCCTCATTAACGTCATCCTGATTAGTGTCACGTTCTACTTTAAGCATCTCTCTGTACAACTGATGAGACAGATTCTCATGTCCCGGTGCTAGTAACATCTCTGCAACCCTTAATAATGAGATATCACTCATATTCTTGACTACTTTGGATATATTCTTATTAGTTGGATTAACAATGTACTCATCGAGCACAGCATTACTCTCTTCAGAGCCTTGCATAGTCCTTTGTAGGGCTGTTTCTTTGAACTCTTTTACTAACTCAGGACTAAATGGTGCATAACCCCCTTCATTTACACTAACAGTAGCCTGTTTAGGGAATTGTCCTGCATCAAAGAAGTGACTATCTTGTTTTACACTGTAGTTATATCTGATATTACCGGGGTCTATTTCGTATTGTTCCCCACCTTTTAGTATCATTTCATTGTTCTCACCAAGACTCATCTCAGTAATCTTACGTTTACCCATTTGTTTGGATACTGTATCAGTAAATATAATGTCAATACCAGCTGCATCCATAGCTTTGGCACCTTCAGGAGTGACTATATGGTACATACCCTTGTTCAATAGAGCTCCAAGTTCTGCATTAGGGTCTACATCAAAGGTCTTTACTTGCCCACTCTCAGGGAAACCACCATCAAGGTTCAACGCTCTAGCTAGCTTTTCTGTGATTAAGGCTCCACCATCATTATGTTCTTCTCTTTCAGTACTTTTAGCTATAAATTCATTTGGATTGAATTTATCCTTCATTGTAGGTGTTATAATGTACCTAAAGTTATCATCCTCACCACGTCCTAATAGGCTATTGATATATTTCTTATCAGCTTTCCAACTATTAGTAAACCAGATAGCCTGTCTTTTGTTCTGTTGTATAGCATCTTTGATGAATCCCGGTCCAAGGAGTGCTTTTACGTTCTCTGATGAATATTCCATACCATTGTTCTCTAGTTCATAGAGTACAGTACTAACAAAGGCTTTATCATGTGTCTCTGCATCAGCATTAGTGAACTTCTTAAGATACATATCCCTTAGAGCTTCGTATTCCTTTAAGACACCAGCTTTAAGCATATCTGCTTTCAACGTTTTAACCCAAGGCTTGTAGTCTCTGGCTTTAGGATGATACTTAACGAAGTACAATTGATCTTTATCACTTCGGCCGCCATAATTGAAGTAACCAGCTTTATCCATCTGATTGATCCATTCAGCTAGTTTAACGTTATAATGTTCAGGAGTCCAGTTTACAGCTCTTTGGTATTCATTGCCATTCCCATCTATAACAGTCTCATAACCCATTCTACCAAATAAGAATCCACCATTCTCTCTATATTCAGAAACTGATATGTCCTTGAGCCTACCGTTCTCATCTTTCACTGTTACATGATCCAGCAATGACAGGTTTGAACCTTCTCCACCGTTATTCTCCCATACCTCTTCTATCACCCTTTTAGGTTCTCTAAGCATCTTCCTGTTACCAGCCTTAGTAGTGGGGTTCTTCTCATTCATAAACTTTATTTTATAATTAGTAGTGGTACCCACAGTAAGCATTCGCATATTAACCCCAGTATTCATAGATGTCATCCATTGTCGTAGTTGTCCTGCTGCTTCTTGCTCAAGTACTAAGTCATACTTCTCTTTAATGGCATCTACCACTTCATATGATCTGTTGTCTGTTGTGCCAACACGTAGCTTGTCAATAACTTCTTTATAGACGAAGTCACCAATCTCATTCATCTTATTTACTTTGTTCTCAAAGGGTACATCTTCTACTAGAGGCATCATAAACCTTTTAACAAATCCTATATACTTCTTACCTAGATTCCTGTTATATTCTATTCCGGGTTCATTCTCTGGTAAGGGTGTGTCATTATTCATATCTTCTGTGGTTCTATCTAACTTTAAGATAGCTTCTTCACGATCTAATGCTTTTAATTGCTTCTTTATGTCCATCTTTGTAAGGGCATTGTCATTCATCCTATTCTCATAGTCTGCCTGAGTCTCACCGGGATTCCGTCTATTTTCTATATGAGACAACTCATGGAACATTACAAAGTCTACCCATTCATCTAAAGTATTAAACTCATTCTCAGATAGAGCTTTAACTCCCTTTACTTTAGGCTTAGTCCATGCCTTATCTTCAAACTTTCTTGCTAACTCTTCAGGGTCAAGATGTATTATTTTCTTATCATGATCTACCCAAGCAGGGACTATATCAGTACCACCCTTACGTATCTTAGTAGACTTACCCTTTTTTACTTTATATGGGTGATCCACAGGATTCAGAGCTTTCTCATATGCAGCCCTATTCTCAGCTATAATCTCCAATCTGAGAGCCTTAGCGGTGTCATCACGGACGTTTCTTTCAGTAGTGGTACTTTTAGATGGCTTAATTGATTTAGGCTCTGTAGAAGCTTTTTCCATTAAATCTCGGATAGCCTTCTCACCATTAGCTTGGAGGTCACGAGAACCAATACCACCAAACCTTGGCGTAAGTTTAGGAGGTTTAGACATCTCTACAAAGTCACCTAAGTTCTTGTCAAATTGTAACCACTTGTTCGCTCTTTGGTCAAAAAAACGTACTGGCTTCTGCATATCTATAGCCATCTGTACACCCCAACCTGTACCACCACTGGCTACTCTTGCTTTACCCTTTTTATATAGAGTGCCCACTGCAAATATCGTATCAGCAGATTTAACTATTGAATAGTTTCTTCTTAGGAGGTTTATACTAAAGGTGTTGTCCATGTCAGCATTGAAATGCCTACCCAAGGTTGCATTAGCCTTACCAAGAGCTTTATCTGCTGCTTCTAATTCTGTTTGTGTAAGTATCCTTACAAGGCTACCTGCTTTTCTAGCGTTATGAGCATTACCCTCAAATGAATAGTTAAGGACTGGCATATTTAACTCTTTACCTATCCTATTAAATGCTGTATCAGCACCTGTAGCTCCACCACTAACACCGAAATAGTCGAACGCTTTAACATACTCTTCACTTAAACGATATATCTTATTACCTTCTTTGGTAATCTCACCTGTGGCTTTATAGTTCTCTGGAACGTATTGTTCTTCTGACTTACCCGCTGCAAATTCAACACCAAGTTTATCTACTATATCATATAGAACTCTTTGAAGCACCTTGCTACGTGTACCCCAAGTATCATGAGCTCTCTTCATTATCATTGTTTGTAGTTCAGGAGTCTTCTCAAAGAACTCTGGTATATCCCTTGGGTCCATCTTAGCTCTGAATACAGGATCATTAGTAGCCTTCTCACGCATGTCCACTACGAACTTGTTGGTAGCTGCTTCTTTCCAATTAGTTTCCTTACCACCGAAGTAAGCACCCATTAGGTAGTTATACACCTGTGTAGGGGTTGTATCGCCTTGTAGGGTACTTTGTAGCCCTTGGAACATACTACCTGCTACAGTTCTTATAGCCACATCTGCCGTTTTGTCGCCTGTTAATGCCAAGTTACCTATAGCCCTAAAGGCACCACCAAATACGGCACCAGAACCGAGGCTATGAGCCATTTCCTCTATGCCACCCTTCCATGAAGATATAGCTGAAGCAGTACCTAAATGGAATGCACCTTCTGCCATATGAGCTACTCTACCAGACTTTAAGAAGTCCGTAGCCATCTTACTAGTAGCTAGTCTACCCTTTAGAGCTCTCTGTACAGCAGGGGTTACTAATGACTTAGCTTTACCCGTAGCAAACTTAGCACCACGCATTGGTATACTAGCTTCACCTAGAGCTGCTATCTTAGCTATTGTCTTAGAACTTGCTCCTGCCAGCTTTGCTGGTCCTGCAAGTATGCCCGGTGCGAAACCGACCAAATGACCGACATTCCTAATAATAGCTTCGTATTCATTAGTAGGTTGATCCTTGATTGATATAGTTGTGAAACCCTCTACTACACCTGCAACAGCTTGTTGGATACTATCACTTATATCAAATGCACCATCATCAAACGGTACATTACTTGCATCTGCTTGTTGTTGTAAAAAAGAAAGCATCCTTGGTGTGAATGCTTTCGGGTTTCTTTTATACGCTTCTATTTGTGAGCGTATTTGGTCTTCTGGGAGAACCGCATTGAAAGGGCTCATATCACCTCATTATTTATAGATTTTGAAAGTCTTGATAAGCATCATATATATCTTTAGCAGCGATACCTAACCCTACCACGTCCATTATTGGGACACCGGGGGAGTCTAACATTGCTGTAGCACCTGCTTTAGCTGCTATCTGTGGGAACCTACCCGCTAGGAACTTCATAAAGGACTTACCAGTACGAGCACCTAAGTAACCTGCACCAGCTGCTTGACCAGCTATACCACCAGCTTCACCACCTACGAACTCACCTACTGTTTTACCTGCAAATGGTGCAGCAAAGGCAGCACCTTTACTCTTTAATATAGTACTTGCTTTACCGAAACCACTAGCTCCTGCTTCCATCTCTGCAAGTCTAGCTTTAGCATTCTTAACAGTATTAGCATAACCTCTTTTAGTAGCTGCTTTAGATTTTGGTTTAACGTTGTCTAGTTTCTTCTGTGCATTAGCCAATGCTTCTTCTGCTGTAGCAAACTCAGGGGATGTTTTAAGTGTGTTTAATCTGGCATCCTTGAACTTGTTCAAAGCATACTTACCACCATAGTATCCACCTACACCTATAGGAACCGCTAAAGAAGAGCCTAATAGCCCCTTACTATTTTCAGTATAGGGATCATATCCAGTATTCTGCATAACACCCATCTGCATCTCAGGGGAGATACTGCCAAACCATTCTTGGAAAGCAGGATCATTATTTAGAGCCTTAGTTATCTTCTTTGGTTTCTCAGCACGATTATCATACATATACTTGTTCAGCTTATCTACCTTCTGTCGTGTATGTTCCTGTGAATACGCATCATACATACCTAGTATATCACTAGGAGCTGCATTCTGTACGCCCATCTCATTAGACTTACGTCTATAAGCAGCGAACCATTCGTCCCTTGAAGGATATACATTGGCTTCATCAGATGTAGTCATTGCTAACATCTTCTCTTCTAAGCCAGAGAGTATCTGTGCCTTCTTACGTGCTATATCAGACTCAGTCTGTTGGAACTGAGCTGGCATATTCAGTAATGACTGAGCTAAGAAGTTTTGTTGGTTAGGAAAGTTTAATGGCATAATATCTCCTTAGTAGTTAGGTTGAGATTGATAAGGAGCTGTACCAAAAATCTGACCACCACCTTGATTACCAGCTTGTAACCTAGAAAGCATTTCTAAGAAACTTGTTGGGTCTTCTCCTGTAGTTGGAGAGGAAGGAGGTGAGTCACCAACTGGTTGTAAAGTTGATAACATATCTTCAGGTGTCCCAAAAGGACCAGCATTAGAATTAGGATTAGCCCCATGTTCTGGAATATTTCCACCACCTGTAAACTCGTTAAATCTGGACTGTTGTACTTGCCCGTAAGCTCCATAAGGAGGTTTATAAGTATTTTCTCTTTTCTGGCCTTCAAGGGCAGCAACAAAAGGGTTATTACTTCTAAATAGATTATCGTTGAACTCAGGTTTATCTGTTTCTACAATACCATTTCCACCCTTAAATTTACCACCTATATGTTTAAAGAAGTCCATTAGTGTCCCACCAGATTCTTTTAATCCACCTAATAGTTTCTCATAACCTTCACTGCCTTCTATTTTATTACCTGCTTTACCAAGTAACTGACCTAATAAGCCACCAAGCTCTTGTACTGGATTACCATATCTGTTCTGTTGGTCTGTTAATACATCAAAATCTAAAGCCATAGTTAGTCTCCTTGTGGTATTAAGTTCTTTAGCATTCCTAGTCCTAAGTTACCAAACATACCTGCACTTGCCTGTCTATCTTGATTACGCATAGCAGTATTACTGATTCTAGCTTGTGCCATGTTCTCTCCGTATCTACTAAGCAGACTTGCACCTAAGCCTTGATTCTGTTGGAATGCTCCTAAAAAGTTCTGTGAGCCTTGATTCTGGGCTCTATTAACATTAGCTAGGTTGTTAGCGTTGGCTATACCACTTAAGCCTCCACCTTGGGCTATATTACGCTGATTAAGCATATTACCTTGTGCAGCACCATTGGCTGCCATACTCATGATCAGACTACGTAGTTGTGTGTTCTGGTCACTACCTATATCAGTGAACCCTTGTCCTAACCTTTTCATGTCACTTAGATCGCCTCTAAGTCCTGCCATGTTTACACCTTGAAAGGACTTACGACCTTGATTGAAAGCTCCAAATAAACTCCCAGCAGCTCCAACTCCTTGTAGTATTGCTCCTAATGACATATAACCTCCTTATGCATCTGATACACGATGCCATCCTGTTTTGTCTCTATATTCTAAACCCTTATCCGTGACCCTTATGTTTCCCGGCTTTCCACGACCTTCATTACCAACACTTGTGAACTGATTTACAGCATTTATTAGTTCATTGAGGTCATCATAAATCTGTTGTACTATACGTAACATATCTGTATCTGGTGTGTGTGGAGCTCTCTTCTTACTAATCATTATCTAAGAGCCTTTAAACGATATACCAGACCAATGTAGTCAGTGTAATGACCAAACATATTAGCATCTGTTACACTACCACTTATATAATCAATAACTACCTGTGCATATCTAGCGACTCTATTAGCGCCTGCTATAGAATACTTACCAGTTGTAGTAGTTGTTGCTAATGTAAGGGTTGAAAGGGATGTTGGTATTTCACCACCTTTAACCTTTAAATTTGTATTCAATGAGGCTTCGCCAACTATATTAGGGAAGTACAATGACTTCAACCTCTTTTGTACACTACCAGCACCCATATCGAATACTTTGGACTCCCATAGCCATTCCCTGTAAGTATCTTCTTGACCAGTTATTTCTTTGATTATACCAGTAGAATCTACTAAAACAGGTAGACCTCTCTTTGGGGTTACTAATACATTAGATAGATCGTATGTGCCCCATAAGTCCCATCTCTGCTCGTTTAATGAGTATACCCATATATTAGGGTCTGACACATATATTGTAAATGCCCAATTGTCATCTACTGTATGTCCATTATCAGCTCCAAATACTATCCTTAAATCTCCTACTATACCAGATGATATCTCACTTGTTCTGTATCCTGCACCACTGTTATCATCATAGCTAGAACCACCATCAGTAGATATCTTATAAAGGTCTGATACACCACCTGTAAGATAAGCACCACTAGCTGTTCCCACTGAACAACCACTAGCATCTAACTTGTATGAGTTACCTTTGTAGCTATCTGTATCATAGGTAAGTAACAATCTAGTCGCATCAGATGAAGCCGTAGCTAAACTAACAGCACCAGTTGTTATCAGATTATAAACACTTGCAGCCTCTACTAAAGTATCTGACAGATTTCCTTGTATGCTTATATCTGTTGCAATAGTCGATGCCCCAGCTCTAAATGTAAATGTAATCCCATTTAGTACTATTGTGTCACTACCACTAGGTTGTCCAGAAAATGATATATTACCAGTAGCTTGAGTTGCCCCTGCCATAACTTTTATCTCGTAAGCTGTTTTATTAGAACCAGAGTAATTTCTTATTGATTCAGGGATAACAACCATATCGTCATTACCTGATCCTGAAAACAATGGTATAAAGTCATTCGTCAGATAAAATACAGGTTTAAAGTAGACATAGAAAGCCTTACGCTGTACATCAAAAGCTATTTTTACCTCTCTTTTATGTACATCTAACCAACCCATTTTAGTAGTGTCCCCATCAGGGGCCCTATCAATAGGCTTACTTATAGGGCTAAGACTTTTACCGTCATATAAATAGATACCAGTATTAGTAGCGAAACACATACCATAATCGTTAGAAATAACAGCCTTCTCTCCATATAATTCTCCTATTACATAGCTATCTTCTATATATAGATTATCTGGGTTAATTCGATACATCGTATTACTAGTAAATGCGAACAACCTTCCTAAGTATGATGATAGTGCTATTGGTTTCTCTGGAAGCACTAAGTAGTCATTAGACCAATCAAAGATACTATATTTACCAGCTTTACTTCTGAATATGTAATTACTAGCATCTTCTGAGGTATCAATTATCATAGCATCACCTACGAATAAGAAACCATTTAAATCTGTCGATACAGTATAATTAACAATAGTCCTATCAAGCTCTTCTGATATACCATTTATTGCTTCATATGATCCATATACATTAGTTACTTTATCGTCTACAAATGCATAAGCATATCCACTTGTCCATCCAGTATCAGTCATACTGACAGATTTAATTAGTTCATAAGAACTATCTTCTGCTGATGCAAACGTACCAGAGGCTCTATAGACGCTTATATGTGTTATACGTGGATCAAGTTTAGTGATATCACTTATAGTTAGTGTGACATCCTTAGTATTTGCACTTGTAGCTGGTACAACACCTAATCCTTGTGTTAATGGTGACTCTTGATAACCATCATAAACAAGGGCTATCTTATAAAAATACGAATCAGTCCCACTAGCACTGAAATCAGAAGGATTGGCACTATTACCAACTCCGACAGATATATTAGTAGAATCATACTCATCTGTAGGAGCTGTGTTATCAGCGAAACCATCAGCTAATGAAGCGTAACCACCCCAACCCGAGTTAAGATAAGGTATACTTAGTAATGGAGTAGTGTCATAGTTCCAGACACCTACGTTAGAAAATCCATGAGAAGTGTTACCAGCTATGACTCCCATCGTGTTGTCTGACCCATCAGCATTTCCCACTACAATAGAGGTTGTATATCTATTTACTATTTTATTCCTTGCTAAGAATAACTTTAAGCCACTTACATTCTTTACGAATACATTGTGTATACTTAATAAATCTTCAAAGTTAGTACTGACACTATAATGAGTACCTATATGATTAAGTGCCTCAGCCTCTGCTATAACAAACAAACAACCTAATCTAGTATGATAACTGAGAGTCCCATATAGTTCAACCATAACAGGATAGATTGTAACGTCATATTGACCATTATCTTGATTAACTAATTGATCGGCTATCTGACAATACCAACCAGCATAACCAGCACCACAATCAGTTAATGAAAACCTAATAGTTTTTGAAAAAGGAGTGTCAGTCGCAATTATATCTTCCCAATTTAACTGCCAATCTCCCGGACCATATTCATCTTCAATCTCTACACCAGTTGATTCATATCTCGCCCAATCACCCGGAGCAACACCACCTTCTTGCTTTGGAGTTATACTAGATAACGTAATTACATTATCAAATACATCACTTGTAGTATCAAAATTAAATAGAAATTCATTCGTGATTGCTGGAACAAAATCTGTCCCATGACATGCTACCCATAAGAAGTTGTCAGCACCATCTTGTGGTACTATAATGTCAGAGTATTCTACCCCTGTAGGTATGCCAGACGCAATAGGGAGTATCCATGTACTAGCTATATCACCAAATGTAGCACCAGTACCATCGTATATCTTACGGATAACAAATGACCCCGGTAGTTTTTCTAATAAGAAAAAGAACCCAGCAGGACCCTTACATATTGACCTAATATTAGTAAATCCTGTTACTGTAGCAGCAAGTGTATCTGTGGCACTAACTGCAAACTTATACATCTCTGTTCCACCAACATGAATAGCAGCCAACCAATCTGTCGTTTCAGTAAACGATACTATCTTGTCCAATGAAGGTAATAAAGAGTTGTTATTTACTTCTGAATCTACACATATATTGCCGACAGATGTATTACTAAACTGCGTGTACTTAGGAGTACCAACCCACTTAGGACTTACTTCTTTGCCCATACCTATATAAGCAATATCGTTACGTACCACAGCAGACATCTTCTGAGCAGGATCAGGAAGGGTCAATAATGTATCTACTGCTCCATCAATATCACCATCATACAGATCATGTACTATTCCCACAGTTGATTGATCAGTAAGTACTACCATATCAGAGTTTTCATTACCAAGTAAAAAAGCATCTGATATAGCATTTGATGTTGTCTTTAACGTTCTGTCGGTATTTATTGATACTAATCTCCCATTACCCTTCGCTCCATCTATGTTCTTAGAGTGCGTAGCAGCTTCTTCTGGGATGTCAGAGAGGGACGCATTTAAAATGGTCCCTCTATTGAACGTTTTTACTTCGTGTAATTGTTTAGGCATATGTTCCTATATTACTGATGTCAATGCGTGAGCATTGCCCTTTATTGCTTTTCTATCTCTCATTATGTGTCCACAGTCATCACATCTATAGGCAAAGAACTCGTTAACGTTTGTCTTTGCTGTCTTATCAAGAAGTGTCAGATTTGTACCACCACAGTTCTTACATCCACCACCGTACAGTGCCATATTAGGATGATTAGTAGCCCAAGGTAATAGCTTAAGGTAAACCTTTCGGAGTATCTCAACATCGTGGTGACAATAGTCAATCATATGATCCCAAGCTTCTAAGTCACCTTCTCTACAACCAGTCCATAGTTCGTGTCCACCTGTGTCCATCTTTTTACCGACATCTAAGAACTGAGCAAGATAGTCTAGTTTGTTTGATGGTAGTCTGAATCTGTTTCTAGCAGTACGTAAAGTATCAAATATCTTATATGGACTCGGTGGTAACATGCCATGATATAAGAATCTACCATTCAATGTTTTGAGATCAAAGTCCCACACGTTATGACCAATTATTATATCTGCTTTATCTAACCATTCCCATACTTCAGTGACTACTTCGAAGTCATTCTCGTTATCACGTCTATATGCTTTATCAAACTCTGGTAAGGATGTTTCAAGTACCTCGCCATTCATGATACCACATACACAGAGAACGTAACCATTCTCACGTATCTGATTGATACCTACATTCTGTTTCCATAGTGACCAGACATCTGCACTAATAGGTGCTGTCTCTATATCAAGAAACAGGATATTAGGTTGATGTGTCTCTATTGGGAATGAGTACATGTGACCACATTCACACTTTACTTTTTTCATTTTACCATGCTTTAAGTCACGATAACCTTTCGGTATCCAACTATCACTTAAGCATTCAGGGCATTTTGTATCTTTCATAGGGTTCCTATATTATATTAGATTTTTTCTTGTTCATGATACCAGTAACAGATTTAACTCCGAATGAAGCAGCTACCATAGCTGACAACATATACTGATACCAATCTGGCATCATCTCCAAGGCTATAAAGCCTTGTTCAACATAGGTAACCATAGGGGGGATGAAGCACATAACTAAAGGGATCGAGAATAGTATAACAAACCATTCGTCCTTCCAAGATGTATTGGAGTTTAATTGTGCTGCTACGTCCCAATTTTCCATAGCTGTGGCTTTAGCTTTGCCCTTAGCTATCTTACCGTCAAGGAATGTCTTTCCCAACTGACCTATGAGTCCTAATGCTGTCTTCAGAAACATACTATGCTTTATCCTCTAATTTAACTGCATCGTCAACACTAAGTTTATATGGGGCATCTGGTGTACCATACATACCATTAGAAGAACAATCTATTGCATCAAATACATATATTGCGTTCTTCTTTGTTGAGTAATAATAGAATATTGCTCTTCCCATTACATCTTCTAATTGGACCATCATAGGGAATACAGCTTGCTTAGTCGGTGGAAAGATCATCCTACTTGCTGCTCCTGCTACTCCATTACTATCGAGATTGAATGCTATTACGACATCCTTAGGTGACATAGGAACATTCTTAAAGCTCAACCAAAAAGTACAATTAAACTCTTTGTACTCTATGTCGAACTCTGGTATTACCATCTTGTCAACTTGTTTGTTGGGTTTGACTGGATAATTAGGTAATTTACTTTTCTTCATTGTTTTTCCTTTTATTTACAACTGGTGTAACTTACGGAGCATTCTTTATATAAAGCCACATAAATAATACAGAAACTGGGATTAACCCTGCAATAGCCCCCCATACACCAGATTTAACCTTTATGGCTGTAATCTGATTAGACATCTTATTACGTTGCTCGGTACTCTTAGCTTCATATTCCAATCTCTTTCCATCACTCTTTTCTATCTTATCATTCATTCTACTCAATTCCAATAGAACATGATTCTTCCATTCACCCCAACCATTACCTTTATCGTCCATTATACGCTCCTACCCCAATACATTTTCATGTAGTGTTTATGTCCCTTCGGGACGTATGCTATGTGTATATGTCTGTCACATACTTCTATGTTATTAATTAGTCCTTTTTTCATCAGATTTATAGCAGTAGTAACAACGATCATACGTCTACCACTGTCTCTACACTTTAAATCTGCTGCTCCGAAAGAGTTACCATTAGTAACCCAATGTATGTCTGTATCTTTATAAAACCTATGAGCACTTGTTTCTTTACTACCTATCTTAGCTGTATAAGCCTTACATCTGGCCATACTACTAATGGGTATACTAAAGTTACACTCAACTATGAACTTCTCTACTACATCAAGCCACTTATCATATGGCATTGCTCCACAGCCACAATCACATTCTGCTTCTGATTTAAGTACATGCGGTCTTATTCTCATTGTTGTATTTCATCCTTATATGTAAAATTAGCCACCCGATCCCCTGCATCGTTATCAAGTACGGTAAATACAGAGGTTGTATGAGTCGTGTCTGTAACGGGGTTTGAACCTGACCCACCTGCAACAATTAAAACTCCATCCAACCAAATATTAAAAATTCCTGATTTGGTTCTTGTTACCTTGCAATGATAGACCTGATTAATATTTATATAAGAGGCAGAAGTCGTGAATAAGTTTGTCGGAGTCCCAGAGGATATTTCTCTAAATCGTATTGCCTCTGTATTATCAAAAAGGAAATCATACCCATTCCCAGAGCCACCATTACCAATATCATCTTTTATAAATAAGATAGCTGTAGCGTTCCCATCCGCACCTTTCAACATATCCCACTCCCACGTTCCATACGCCTGTCCACTCAATGTCGCAATAGTACCCGCAACGGTACATTCAAGGTACTTG